CTACAATTACGTTAGACGTTTCGGTAGCAAGTGCCGTCATAGCATCCGTTACTGGCTGGATACTGCCTGACTCGCCAGCCAAGATCGAAAGACTATCTACTAAGCCTTTACCGATAATCTCTTGAGCGTTACCGGCAGCTTCACCGAGGACTCGCATTTTGCCCTCGTATGTATTTAGTTCATCGCCAGCGGCACCGCGAAAGTTTTTAGTGAGTAACGCTACGGCATCCTCAAATTTAAGAGTCTTTAACTGAGCCTTTGATAGACCTAAACCGTATTTAGCAAGGCCGCGAGTATTACCCAGGTAGGCATTAGCAAGGTCCTCGTTTACGGTAACTAAATCAACCGATGAGCCGGCCGCTACGTCTAATGAAAGTGTAAGTAACTCGTTAGCTTTAGCGGCTGATCCGGTCGATGTAATAAGTTTCTGATAAGCCTCGCGCAGTACCTCGCCCTGGTAGCCAAATTTGGCTGAAATCTGATCTAAATTTTGCTCAATAAAAGGAGTCTCGAAAGCCTGCCCTAAATTCTTAACTACGCCTGCAAGGCGCTTGGCTGATTTTTCATTATCGGCATAAGCCTTTACTGAGGCTTTACCAAAATTTATAATAGCGGCAGCGCTAAAAGTTAAACCTAGAGTTTTACCTAAACCTTTTACGCCTTTCTCAAAGCCCGATATCTGCTTTTGACCTTTAGTAAGCGCCTTACCGTCCCACGTAGCTAAAGCGCTTACGACCATACTAGGTAACTTGGATACCATTTATGCCGCCTTTGTGTATGAGCCTTGATTAAAGGCGTTAATAGTCTTTTCTACCGCTTTGATAACGGCAGCCTGAGCTTTACCTTGGTCCTCGGCCCACGCTCTAAAGATCATACGGCCGCGCTCCTCGCGCTGAGCGCCATAGAGAGGGCCCATACGGCTTACAAAGTGAGCGCCAGCGCCCGGGTTATTAGACTTGTAGCCATTACGTGAGGTAGTGCCAGCTCGGCCAGCCGTCTCATATATAGCACCGGCAGCTGAGGCGTTACCTACAAAGTACAAAGCTCGCCAGCCATTACGGTTTTTATCGCTACCGCCAGCTTTGTAATAAATACCTTTTTTAACTGTCTCGTAATCATAAAGTGGAAAAAGACGTGCGCGGCCCTCGACGTTTAAGGTTCTAAAAGCCGAGTTACGCGCCGTGATCTTTTGTCCTACTGTGTTTTCATTCCAGCCATAGAGGTTATCCGGCTGCGGTGACGGTGCATAGCCTCTAGCCTTATCCCGGATAGGGATCATTACCGCTTTAATCTCGGCGTTCATATTCTTGAGTAGCTCGGGATCTACTTTACGGATCGCTTTAAGAGTGGACTTAACGCCTTTTATTTCTACGGAAATTTTGCTCCACCTCCTTAGCTTGATCGTTTAATACTTGTATTAACATCCTGTACATCTCTGTATCGAGATCAAGTACCGACTCCGGCGAGATCCCTAACCTAATAGATAACTGTGCTACCTGATAAGTTAGGGAGTCTCGCCCTAGTCTAAAGGTTCGTCGTCTAGGACTTCGACCTCTGTAAGTTGATCTAAAAACTCAGGCCCAAAAGGTTTTACTACCACGCCTGCCGCTTTAAGGCACTCGTGAGATAGAAAATAGAGATGAGTTTGCATCTCGTCCTCTCTAAAAGCCTTTCTGAAACCTTTCTTACTGTAGAGCTCAAAGGCATACTCGATACGAGGTGTAATTTGATGCTCTGTTACTTCCCCGGTAGCCCTTGTTATTTTGAGTCGTGCCATTTTTGCCCCTTTTCTTTTTCTTAGACTGTTGTGTCTACTACGATAGGTGAGTTACAAGTAAATGTAATGCTCTGAGTAGAGATATCTCCTACTGCGCCGTTAATATCTGTAGTGTTATTAACGAGAATAGTGGTCTGATACTCAGGGTTTGCAGCTGAAATTGCTGCGCTTGTCTGCTTAAGTGTAAGCGGTACTGTTGTACCCCAGGCACCTTGCAAAGTCTGTAGGACTTCGTTAGCAGCTGTATCGTTTAGGAAATCAAGAGTAACCGTAGAGGTTTCCAAACCCTTAGCGTACTTCCTCGAAGAATCCCCCATCGCTGTAACTTCCAGCTCCTCAAATACGCGGTTAATTGTCGCGCTTGTTACGTGATCTGAGAGGTCTACCGAGTTAAGGGTTACGACCACTCCATTTGATAAGAATACGGCCATTCGCCTATTCCTCGCTTTCGGTTGTTGGTGTTGGTGTTGGTTTTACTTTTGCTACTTTGACCGGTTCAGGCTCGTCTGCGATCTGCCCGATCTTTCGCAAAAACTTTAGATCTTCCTCTGTATATGGCATATTAGCTCCAGCTCGTGAGTATTGAGATACGGAAATCGGCGGTAAGTAACGAGCCGCTCTGTACGTCTAGTACTGAGGGAGCCGACATACTGCCAATATTCATTACAATATTGGAGGCAGCTAGTTTGTTATAAACCGCTACCGCCATAGTCTCGATACCGTTTAGGTTTCCTTGATTGTCGAACATCGGTACCGTCATAATAATTTTAAGATTAGCTAAAGGTGAAATACTCGCGTATGAGTTATTGTTTGGAGTGATATACGGATCGTCCGGAGCTACGATAACGGCATTAGCTGTAATCGTTGGAGGCGGAAAGGCGTATGTATTCCACACATTGTTATTAGCAAGTGCAGCGGCTACGCTAGCTCGCAGGGTAGTAATAGCGGCAGTCATTTAGCCCACCATAGAATTAGGATTTTGATAACCGCTAATAAGCCCTCTGATCTTGCCGATCATCGAGTTACCCATACGGTAAGGGCTAGGGCTAAAGCCGTCGATCGTTACGCCACCAGTCTGTGAGACTTGCCGGGCCTGAAAAATATCGACCGCTAGGATCATTGCGGCCTCTCTTATTGCAGGGGTGGTCGCGTATGAATTAGTTTTAGTATCTGCTCCTACGGCTGAGCCATAGGGTAGTACGCGCTGGAAATTAACATTAGCCGCGGTCTTAGCGAATTGGATAAAGCTATAACCGTTTGGCCAGTTCCAGGTATAGGGGTTCCATACAAGGCTCGGGATCTGATTGACCGTACCTGTGCTCCACGGCATAGTGCCAGTAATTGTGTAGGTACCGTTAAAAGTTGAGCCGCATCCACTTAAGGTTACTTGCTGCCCGGTACTAAAGATTGCAGGGTTAGCGAGCATTACGGTAGCTACGTTATTTTGTAGCGTGACTCCGACTACCGGAGCTGAGTCAAACCATAAAAATTGATTGAGTAAATCTTGAGCGGCCTGGCAGCACTCCTCTACAAGGCTATCCGAATATAGATCCGATATCCCGAGGTTATCGCGTAACTCTTGCTCGGTTACGTATGTCGCTGCCACGGTTGCACTCCTTACTTAGAAAAGGCCGGTAGGGCTCAAAGGGCTAAGAGCCCTACCGACTATTAGATTGTTACTTAGATTTTCGCAAACTTGATAATACCGTTAGGCATCTTTGCGATAGTTGCCATAAAGCCGTAGATCGCTACCTGTACTTGTAGGTTAGATACTACGTTTACTGACATATAAGCCTGCGGTCCACGGTAAACGGTGAAAGCTTCAGGAGCCAAAATAATCGCTGAGTTATCATCGACTGTAGTAGCTGCAAAGTTCTTGTCTACGTAGAGATCAAGGCCAAGTACGTTACCGCGGATAGACTGAGGGCCTACCTGACCGGCTGCGTTCATTGGCTGGATAGCGTTATAGATTGGTCGCTTTGTCGAATCGACTGCGCCCATTAGTAGCTGCCATTGTGCGGCGTTACCGATGTAGTTCTGAGCAAAGTAACCAGTATTCTTGTAAACAAGAGCAGCCGCTTCGGATGCGTAAGAAATAATTCCATCGCTGTCAGCTGTAGTAGCTGTTGAGTTAGTACCTGCAGTTACAAGAGCTGAAAGTACTGCGGTGTCGATAGAGGTAAGGTACGCATTTTGGAGCTGATTTGTAAGCTCTGCATAGAAGTTCGGATCTGAGCGCTCAAGGAGCTCAACGCTCAGTGTATTCATACCTGAGTACTTGCTTACTGTACCGGTTAGATACTCTGTAACCATACCTGTATTAGATACGGCACCAGCTTCGGCCTCTACTGTAACTGTTGGAGCTACACCAGATCCACCGCCAGCCGAGGTAACAAGTGAGGGCACTGAAATTGACATACCGCTTGTAGGCAAAGTTCCCTGAGAGCAGGCGTCGATTGCAGGTGTGCCGAAACGTGTGTTAGTTACAAACTCTGAGAGGTACTGAGTTGGATTAAACGCAGGGTTCGTAGAAAAACTATCATCCGCTGCGGTTACATAAAGGCGAGAATCTTCGCTACCGAGTGCAGCTTTGATCTTGTGCTCTGTGTATGTAGCCATAGATACGATCGGTGTACGGACTCGCTGAGAGTCGAGTACTGATGGACGGATGATCTTACGAGCAGCCTCGACCTTTTCAGCCTCAGCCGGTGCATCTACCGGAGTTTCATCCGGTGTATTTTCAGGGGCAGTGGTCACGGCCTCCTCCATTTCTGTTTCTGTTTCTGTTTCGATCTCTACGATAGTCGTAGAAATAGTAGTAGTTTTTTCTTTTGTACTTGTTGCAGCTTCGAGAGCGGCACGTGCAGCTGCGATATCCGTTACCGATGCACTGGAAAAGGCGGCACTCTCGACAAGTGATACCTCTTTGAGGACTGCAGCGGTAACGAGCAAGTAATCGCCCATCGGCTTAGAGGCAGTTACATCTACCCCTACGGATAAGCCTGATACGAGATTTTCCTGCGCTAAGACGAGTGCATCTTGTCCTCGAGTGCTACTCGAAAGCTTAAACGATCCGTACACGCCATCGGTCGAATCGCTAAACGAAATAGCGCGCCCTACCGGCTTATCCTGTTGGTGCTGCGACAAAAGCTTTATTTTAGAGGCATCCGGAATAGCGATCGAGCCGCGCTCGAACACTACCGGGCCTGCACTTGTATAACCGACTTCACCATATGGTGCAACGAGGCCGGATACGATCCGTCGCTCTGTGTCGGCTGCCTGTATCTCTTGGCTAAACGTTAGTAGCACTTGCATCTCCTAGCGGTGTTAGTTGCTCCATTTGTCGGGCTTGGTCTACGTCGATTAGATCGAGGCTGAGCATTTTCTCGATAATCTCTAAACGCTCTTTTGCATCTGCACGTAAAAACGAATCGTCTACCGCAAAGCGCACCTGATTTTGAGAGTTTGTTATGTCATTCATTGAGAGGCGATCTTCAATAGCTGAGATATAAGGCTGTAGTGAGTAAGCGACAAACTCTTTACGACCGTCGATAATATTTTGGTAGGTCATTGAGTTATTCATATCTGCAGATATGTAATAAGCCGGTACGTTCATAGCGCGAGCGATTTCAGTAGCTAAGTACTGTGATGCCTCGTTATACATCATATCGCGCGGACTAAACCCGATATTTTCTGCAGTGAGAGTAGAGGTTAAATAAGCTGTACTACGATTTCTGCGCGCAGAATTCCAGCCGGCGAGGATGCCTTGTATCTGAGTCTCGGGTAGGTCTGCCCCGTTATTTTTTAATATTGTAGTCGCCATTGGCGTAGCCGCTGATACGGCGGCGGCCTTTTGGATATCGTAAGCGGCTTTAATAGTAGTGCTAGCTGTTTGTAAAACGCCAGGTAGTAGAGATTGGAAAGTTACGAGCGAGCCAATACCTGACATAGGTACAAGTTCACCATCTACAAAATAATCTTTAACCTCAGTACCGTATTTGTTTGTCGTGTATGTAACGCGATTATTAGCGACCCAAGAGAAGCCGCTAGGCCGTCCGTCATCAGCATACAAACTTTCCACGCGCCAGTACGCGACCGAATAGAACATCAAACTATCGACGGTTGCACTGATCGTAACGCTACGAGGCTGGCGCTGATCCGGCTGCTCTAACCAAACTGGAGAGCCTAGTTTTTCACCGGTTGATTTTTTATAAAGTGCAAGGTCGATCGAGGAAATAACTCCGGCGATCAAATTACGGCAACGTGCAACGCTGGCAACTTGCAAAGCAAAATTACGGTCAATACCTACGCCGTTATATCCATAAGCGCTATTAGTATTAAACGATCCGTAGCCGTATGTAGTATCCATAACGGCCGGGGCATACTGAGCCTCGATAGTCGGCTTTGCAGCTGACTTAAAGCCTAGAGTTTGTAGTAGTCCCATAGTCTCCATTTTCCCATAATGTCAAGTGATAGTACGGCTTTTTGTCGCGTGTCTAACTGTAAACTTTAGCCTCACCTAATGGCTGAGTTAGTACGTGGACCACAAAGCTTAAGCCGATTGCAATATCGACGGGTCCGGCTGATTTCCTGCGGATGATACGCCAGCTCGCATCGCTCTCTTTAGCCGCGCAGTTAGCCATAGAGGTAACGAGCTCATCTTGGCCCGAGTGGACGAGCCGCTTATTAGCTAGAGCTTCATAGAGATCCCCGGATGCCTGATAACCCTTTTGCCCGGATATGTCGAGGATCTGTATACCGTTTACCTCAAGGCGTTTGGCGATCGAGGCCGTAGTGTACTTGTCATAACAAACGGCCCGAGGGTAGTAGACCTTAGCCCACTTGGCTATCGCATTAGCTACAAAGAGCTCGTCGATAGATACGTCCGAGTGAAATATCTCGAGTACCGCTACGCCGATACGGCCGTCCTCGAGCATCTGTCCCATAACAAGCGATCCATCGCGGCGGCTAGGTGCCACGTCAAAGGCAAAAATAGTAAGCGGTCCGGGTACAAGCTTGAGATCTTTATCGCCTGCCTCCTCGACAGAGTTAAAAGGCCAGGGTGATTGTGTGCTGGAAATCCATTGACAAAGTAGCTCCGTTTTTGTGGTCTCGATCGGCTGAGTAGCTACGGCCTCCTCGAGAGCTTCCTCGGTCACGGTATACCCGAGCGCCGGGTTAGCCATAGCCCACGCATCGCGGTCAGTGATCTTGGCAAAAGGAGGAGCTGAGTACTCGTAAAAGCCAAATGTCTTAGGAGGATTAGATAAGGCTCTCTCGCGCAGATCGTTTAGCACCGTACTAAAGGCATCGCCAGCGTTAGAGGTTAGCAAGGTCTGAGCATTAGGCTTAGCGCGAGTAGTCGGTGTAGCTGCGCGGTAGCCCTCCTCCGACACCTCGCGGAGTTCATCGACGTAAAGTAGACTGGCGGACCTGCCGCGCGCGCCGTCGCGAGTCGCAGCTACTACGTCTAGCCGGTGCCCGTTTTTAAGCTCGATAGACTCGGTGCCGTTAGCAAAGCGGATCTGTTTTACCTGGCGGCTAAGCTCGGCCGATCCCTCGATCGCGTAGGCCACTTGCCTAAAGGTGTCTAGGGCCATAGATCGGTTAGAGCTCATAATGAGCACATTAGGGCTGTCAAATAAAAACATATGCCCGAGCATCATCATACGTGCGAGGTGAGTTTTACCTTGTTGCCGGCTGCATAAAATTAGGTTTGTCTTACGGATAAACATATTATCCTCGTCTACCGAGGTCATATCCCTAATTACAAAATCTTGCCACGGTAAAAGCGGCAGCCCGATACTCTCGGCTAACTGCGCGATCTCCTCTCCTCTATTAGGGCCCTTTATGTACGGGCTATGTAGGCGAGGCTCAGTAGCCCCATAGCGAGGCTTTTTCGTTTGGCTCATAGTATGACTAATCCTGTTCAGTTTGGCCCACACACGGACCGCTAGGGACCGTACCGGTAGTCCTCGGGGAGGTAAAGGCCGG